TTTGGGGGCAGTGGGGACGCAGGCAATTGCATGCACCGGCAGTACAAAAGGAAAGGGTTTCACGGTCTGGTGAGACGGCGTGAAACCCTATAAATTCCTTGAATGGTGGAGGCGGCGTCCACCGCATTTGAAGCGCAAATGATTGATTTTAAGCAATCTTTCTATTGCTGTGTTGAAAATGTACCCCCAAATGTACCCCCGTTTTTCTTGGCTTCAATCCAGGCGTTTATGGCCGAAAGGTGCCAGAAGGATATATGGCCGTCTTTTTTGGGGGCGGGGAACTCACCGTTTTCAATACGGCGGTAGAGGGTCGCCCGGCTAAAAGGAACCTTACTCAAGACCTCGGGAAGTCTCAAGAGGCGATCCTGTGTACCGTTCTGGCTTGCTGTAGTGGTTGCGGGTTGGGTCTGCATGGTTACGCCTCCTGTCGGTCTATTTTGATACCTATACAAATCAATTCCACGTCGCCCCCGTAGCACTCTAGAACCGCCGTCCGATCTTCTTCCGGCAGGGTGCTTGAATGGGCCACTTTTACGGACTCTACAACGCCCTGTAAGCGGCTGTGGCTGCCGTAACCGCTGGATAGGGTAACAGGGCGGCCAACGGTTACTTTGTCCAGGGTCCACCGCTTCGATACCTGGCGAAACTCGGTGTGCTTTTCGCCGCGCGCGAAGGCTTCAAAGTATCGGCGCATGAGGGGCAGAAAGAGTGGCTTCGTGCTCATGGCTATTCCCTAAATTCTTTTATTACAGCGTTGGCCCGTTCAAATGCTTCTTCCAGCGTGAAGCGAGTATTATCGTAGAAACTCTGAGTGCGAGATGATGGCAACGGCTCATATTCCCATTTCCCTTTGCGAGTCAAAACATAGCCGCCTCTGTAAACACACCATTTTCCTTCCCCACGGGCTTCTATGTTCACTTCCCTTTCGCGTATCAGGCCTACACAAAATGATGTGGCCATGTTTAGACGCGTTTCAAGATGTTTGGCGTGAGAAAGGAGGGCGGCGTAGTCGGAGTGCATGACGTATTCGCCCTCAGAGCTTATTGCCATGGCACACCAGCAGGCGCGGATTGCTTCTTCCGCTTCTGGAAGGAATTTGTATCGTTGAGCCATCACTCGCCTCCTTCCGCTGCAGCGCGGAGTTTCAATTTCAGCAAGTGGATGTTACAGAAATGCTGGCAATCTTCACATTTCATCCATGTTTCACTGCCATTATCCTCGGTTTCAGAACACGCATCGAGCATGATGTCAGCCGCCTCTCCACACAGCCTTTTAAGGAGAGCTTCACGGTCTACCCATTTTAACGCTTCCTTGCGCCATGCGGACGCCTCTTTGCGGGCTGTTTTCTTAAGTTTGGAAATGCGTTCCTGTGCATCCTCAAGCATGCAGTTTGCTGTAACAAGGTCTGCTTCGGTTGCTTCAACTTCTCGCAAGAGGTCGGCGGCCATGGCAGATACTTTCGTTTGCTGCTCAGATGCGGGGAGTTGTTCAATCTCCATACAAAGTTGGTATGCCGGTTTATTCACGGCTACGCCTCCCTTTTCTCTTCCAGGTTTCCGGTCTGCACTTCCAAGACGTGCAGGTTACCGCCGAAGGCCGCGCCCATTTCTGCGCGATCTTTGGCGATGATCTGCGCGGTATGCGCGTCTTCGGCCTTCACGGGCACCAGGACCCGCAATGCAACTTCTACGGTGTATTCTTTCTTCATGGCTTTGTGTGGTGTGCCTGGGGCTATGGGCCGCCCCCGGCGTTGTGTGGAGTAAGGCGGCGCTATGCGATTACGCGCACACCCTCGGGGAGTTTTTCGCGGAGCCAGGTGCTGATGGATTCGATTGCAGCGATCTGCCATGCGCCACCGTCGGCGGGGATGAGCGCGCAAAGGGTGCCCTTGTCGGTGTCACCCTTGAAGCGGAGCACGAACTTGCGGGCGGGCTGCATGATTTCGACGAAGGAAGAGAACGGGTAGAGCACTACCGGGTTAGGCACTTCAATGTCAGTGCGGCGCTGTACCCCCATGCGGGCGGTGACGGTCTGCGTCATGCCGTCGTCCTGTTGGCGCACTTCTGCCGCGGCAGTCACGTTGCCGCATACGGCAATAACCGTTTCCAGGTCTTCGCCTGCGGCAAAACAGCTTTGCAGGTAAGGAACGAACTTGTCGGGGCTGACGTAGGTATCGAACATATGATCCGGGATCAGGGCACCGGCACGCATGAACACAGGGCGTTGCTTGTGCGGTCCGGTGGGTACGGAACGGATAACCACGTCCGTAGCGCTGTTTACGTGGACGAGAAGCTTGGAAAGGTCCAGTTCGTCCGGGTTGTCGTTCAGGTAGTCGGCCAGGGCGGTAAGGGTGTTCACGTGAAGCGGTTCCGCTTCCGGCTCAAGCATGGGGCGGAAGTCGCCCTTGTAGTAGGGGCGGCCGTTGTGCTCATGGACAACAAACTGCGTGCGGCGGTCCACTTCTGCCTGTTTCAGGTCGCCGCCAAGCCTTACCAGTGTTTCAATGGATTCGTTCAGGTCTACGCTAGGCATGATGTGCCGTATCCTTTGGGTTGGTGGTTAGTGTGCGCCGCCAGCGGCAGCCTTGAAGGGGGTAACGTTCTTGGAACCGGCAAATGCCTTGGTGGGGTCTTCGACGGTTTCGGGCAAGATGTGCTGGCTAGGGTCAATAGCGCCGTATTCGCTGCCAATGGCCTTGCCTTCCAATCCCTTGCCGATAGCAATGGTCGCGTCGAAAGGTGCCTGAGCGGCAAGCTTGCGATCCACCTTAACCAGTATGGCGCTGGTGCTACGGTCCTTGCCGGGCTTGAAGACCAGTTTAACGGTTACTTCGCGCGTCTGCGTGGCTTCCGTGTTCGGGTCCAGGATGTTTTCAAATACTTCCTGTAGGGCGTAGTCTGCCGCTTCAATCACGGCACCGCCTTTCAGGTTCGCCAGGGAAACAAGACCATCATCAACAGGCATGGTTATTCCTCCGATAATTACATTGTTCCTGTCATGATCTGCCCGACGGCGGAGAGCGCCAGAAGAGCAAGGATAGTCAGGCCGCCATAGACATAGTGCAGGAGGCTTTCGCGAGAATCAGAAAGGGTGATGGCGATACGTCGTTTCATGGGGTGTACCTCCTGCTTTGTATCGCGGCTTGCCGTACTGCCCCGTGCCAGCCTGTGGCGTTTTTTTTGGGGGGCTATGCGGGTGCTTGTCTTGTCCTGGCAAAGGGAGTGCGGGCACGGGCCAGCACTGACAAGCCGCGATTGGTTATATGGTGTCGGAGCTTCCGAGGATGGAAGGGCTTGCAGACCCTTCCAACTAGGTGGGGTAGCGGCAGTTTTTCACCAACGGGCCGTAGCTTCATCCCTTGCTACAGCGATTACCCAAGGCAAATGGGCGTTCTGCAATCCTCGCTGCGCTTCTGGCTACTTTCTGTTGCCTCCGCCTTCCATCCTCAGAAACTCCGGCTTTTCATCCCTCCCGCTTTAATGGGCCTCGTTCGCGGCGGTCCTACTAGTTTCCGTTCGGTGCCTCCCTGCCGCCCGGCGGGGTACACAAGCGGCGCGCCCTGGTGCCTACTCTGTTCCGGGGAACGTGTTCGGCGGGTTTGTCGTTCGTGTTGAAGATATGTTTCCATGTAGAAACTTTTAAGTCAAGAGTATTGTTTTCTTGAGGGGACAGTGTGGGTAAAAGAAAGCCCCGCTGTAGCGGGGCAAAAGTTAGTTCGTATTATCTTCGCAGTCCGGTGCAGGTATGAAAGATACCGTTGGTAGGTAAACGTGAGGGTATGGGCCGCGTTGAGTTATTGAGATTATGAACTCGCGTGCAGCACTGTATAATATTGCTGGTGCGGTTCTCGAAATCATTTCCTCTTCGTGCTCTTCAGGAAAACCCTCTGCGACTTTGAAAAAACCAGCTACCTCTAAATCAATCTCATAGGCCATTGTCGCCCCTTCTTTGGGGGAGGTCGTTATTCTGAGAATGACTTGGTAATCAATAGCTTGTATTTCGTCAGGGGTTTTCGTGATTGTTACATCTCGAATTATTTCTTCACCCCACTTAACCTCGGACATGTCTTCAATCTGTAAATCTTTATTTGCTTCAATATGTACAGAAGGAAAAAAATGTGCTGTGAGGGTGAGGGGGGTGGAAAGGGTTTTCATCTCGTTCATAATAACACCTAGGCGGCTATCTCAAAATCCATGCTTTTCTTGCATGCAGGGCGAGGGTTGCAACTCTCTGCAGTGGTGGTGTTGGTCTTCTGGCCGCTAACAACACCATACCAACGAACTTCCTCATGCTTTCTGACTATTCTGGTTACAGCTTTGGCGTCGAGTACATGCAAGATCTTAGTGAAAACTTTAAAAGTAAGATTGGTGTCGCCTCGAAGGGCTACAGTGACACGGGCTTTGGATACACCAAGACGTTTAGCAAGCTCTGTTTTGCTAATGTCGTTCTTTTCCATGTACTCTGCAATTCGATCTACAACTTTATCCGTATATTCATAGAATGCCCATTCTTCAGGTTCAATCTTTGCTGCTACTTCGGCAAAGTCATCAAATGCAACAATACTATTAAGCTCGTGCTTCTTCATAATATTTCCCCATTTTATTTTTAGCTGCTTCAAGCTCTGCCGGAGGAAGCTTTTGCTGCTTTTTTCGGATACAGTGAACAACTACAAAGTTTTGTCCAACATGCATGCCTAATAGGCGAAGTTGGCTTGTTGGTTTGACCTCGTAAAGTCCATCTTCTACATACTTGTATTTAGTGGGGTTTTTGGGAAAGTTGCCAGTTTCTAAAAAGGGCCGAAAAGATCTGAGGATCTTTTTCCTGTCTGCTTCGGTAACGTTAGGACAGCAAAACGTGGTTGTTTTTAGGTCTCCATCACGTTGAGCCCAAAAATAGACCTTTCTCGTGAGGTCTTCGGTGGCAATAATCGTTCTTACCGGCATGGTTAACCTTTATGTTAACTAAAAAATGAAAGCTGTCAAGCTTTGTGGGAGAAATCACAAGGATAAATAGTTCTCTACCTAGCTTTGATGGCTATAACTTGCTTCATTGATTGAGTATTCAATTTCCTGCGATGTACATCAAATTAACTTTTTGCTGCCTATATTCGTGGTCCTCGACTGTGTACAGCGCGTAAGTGAATGTGTACTTCAGGATTGTACTGTACTGGCTCTTTTCGCGCAGGACCTCCCCCCACTACCACCCTTAGGCTGTGCGCCTAGATGATTCTACTCCTGCTTCTTCATTCACCAGTTCAGTAACGCGATTGAGAACATCGGCGGGTTCAAGGCCAATTCCCTTGCAGAGCTTATAGAGGTGTTCAACGCTGATTTCTCTCTTTCCATCAAGCATTTCTTGAACGGCTATGGCATTAGAATGGTCACCGAAAATGTGACGGGAAAGCAGTTCTGGGCGTTTCCCGAACATTTTGGCGCCTTGCTTTAACAAACCGGCAAGTCTCAACTCGAAGTCTGTAGGCTTCCACTCCCTGTTTCCAGATCCTTCTTCAACGTGAACACCAAAGACTTCAGATAGGGGGATGTTAAGCACATCAAGGTAGCGCACCATATCTCGGAAAGAAGTGCGCTCTCCGCCCATGTCGCTATCGAGCCACTTCTTCACAGTGGCGCGACCAATCTTGAGTTGGTGTCCAATGGCATCAAGCGTGCGTCCCTCTGAGCGTAAGCGTTTGACGCCATCCATGACGGCCTTCCAAGCGCGGGCGTTGACTTTGTAACTATCCATGCTTCTTAGATTGTCCGATAAAATGTTTCTGTGGGTATTCATTTTTGTTGACCATCTTGTATCCTTGTGGAAACATTTGAGCCATGAACAACGCAGTAGAGAAATACCGCAACGATCACGGCCTTACCTACGCCGAACTAGGCAGGCTAACGGGCTACACTCGTGCAACCGTCCTTAAGCACTGTCGCGGAGACCTCTCCGTGGCCGGTAAGGCGGCGGTTCGCTATCACGCCCGATTGGGCATTCCCCTAACTTCTTTGTGTCCTGACCTTTTCAAAGAGGGTGCTGAAAATGCGGCCTGATCTTTACCTGCGTGTAGTGTGCGACAGTAACAGCAAAATCACGAGACGAAACAGGGCAGGGGTTTCCCTGCGTAGGAGGTAAGCGATGTGTCTGAACTCTAGCGGGTTGGATAGGGATGAGCGCAAACAGGAAGCGATATGCCGCGCGCGGCGTAAATTGCTGGAATGGACCTTGCGCAATTCCGGTGAGGATTTTTCCAACATGGCGCACTGGCGGATTCAACCTGCCTGGCCTGTGATTGAGGGCTCTCGGGAAGAGAGGCTTATCGCTATGCGGGTGATGCTTAAGCGGAAAATTCTACTCGCGGAACGCGGAATGCGCGTTAACGAAATGCTGTGCCGCAAGGGTGGGGTGAAAATGCATCAATACACCCGCAAGGCGCATGCTGACGCCCTGCGGATGTTGGAGACGGTGTTAGCCCATGATCCCGAGGCGCATAGCTACCCCAAAGTTGGCAAACGCGATTCGTCCCTTGGAGTCGAAGTTGTGGCCTCGTTTGATGCACCAAGCTCTGAACTCGTCAAGGTCTGCCTCAATTATTTCAACGCGGAGGCCCTTGCTCCTGAGTTGCTGCACAGTGCTATCGACCAACTTTTTGTGCCCGGCATACGCATCCGGGAATTTGTCGCCGTCTGTCATGAGCTTTAATGCGTCTTTGTACTGATTCTCTTTGAGTGCAAAGACTCCAACAGCTTGAAATTGCATACAATGTAGCTCCTTTAGGTGTGAATATCAGTTTGCACGTTATCACTATCTTAAAGGCTACAGTTTATCAAATAGACGAGGGAATGAATGTCTAGAAGCAAACACCGGCTACAAGCCTGGGAGATGATGCGAGAGGCGAAGGACTGCCTGGGCATGCCCGCGCTCGAGCGGATTTTCCGGCGTGGACACAAGCAACTCTACAAGCAGATGCGAAACCCGGACTATGACGGCGATTCCGCGCGGCCTGACATTCAACGGGTGCGGGTTCTTCTGCACGATCTGCATGAAGCAGGCGGAACGAAGTTGGCACATGCAATGCTGGACTACATGGCCGAAGCCCTGGGTATGCACTGCGTGCCCGATGCAGTGGGCATCCCTGATAAGGGAGATGTGCTTGCCGAATGCCTGGATGATTACCCCGTCTTAACCAGGTTGCACAATGCCATACAGGACCGCGCGGACATGCGCGAGGTGCAGGCCCTGGCCGAAGAGGTAAAGGGGGAGATTGACGAAACCGTGGTTGCCTACCGCCAGGATTTGGAGGCGTAGGGATGAAAACCATAGCTGTTCTCTATCCCCTGGCCGACAAGGCCACTCGTCCCAAGCTGCGGGCCGCACAGGAAAATGCTGCCCTTGCCTATGCCATAGGCATGAAAGAGCAGGGGGCTATCGTCCTGGTTCCGCTTTCCACCCACGAAGAGACATTGCTTGCAATGGACAAGCTGGCATCCGTGCACCTGATCTGCATGCCAGGCTGGAAAGAAGATGCCGCCGTTTCGGTGGTTGCTCGTTCGGCCATGTTCCACGGCGTGCCGGTGCATCGGTTCTATCCGCCTAATCCCTGCATTGTTTGCGAAGAGTATCTCGTGTTCGGCGGGGCAGTCGTGATGCCGTGTGATATGTGGCCATGCCCGTATGGAAGCGAGGGGGTTGAGCGTATGCAGTAGGGTGAAGGGGGGGGGGGCGCAAAGAAAAACCCCTCAGTCCGGGGGGCCGAGGGGTGCAAGGGGCGCTAGCTACGAACTAGCGCGTTCGGATAAGAAATAATGCCTGGAACCAGGCGAAAACGCAAGGGAATGGTTTCGGATGAGCAAGGCAAAACACTACCGCAAGATTTCAACATGTATCTGGAACGATGCCAAGTTCATGGCGTTGTCACTTGATGCGAAGCTAATCATCTTCTTTCTGCTTACCCATCCAACTCTAACGCAGCTAGGGGCGATTCGGGGCAATGTGCCAGGCTTCGCTTATGAGCTTGGGATGGAGTTGAAAGCCTTCGAGAAAGCCTTTCAGGAAGTCTTGGCGCAAGGGATTGCGAAGCATGACGGGGCGCTTCTGGTGTGGTTCCCGAATTTCCTCAAATATAACATTCCAGAAAGCCCGAACGTGATCAAATCGTGGCGTGGCGGTTTTGATGCTTTGCCTGAAAGTACCTTGAAAGTGGACATGCTAGAGAGCGCAAAAGCCACGGTTGACGGGCTTCACAAAGCTTTTAAGAAAGCCTTTGCGGAAGCCTTTACGGAAACAGGTCTGCTTCCTTCCGCTAATCAGAGAACAGAGAACAAAGAACAGAAAGAAGAAGTAAGAGAGGGTACTAACGTACCCTTGTCGGCTGGTGCCGACGTGAGCGTTGTTTCGCCTGACGAAATTGAGCCTTCGCTTTTGGAGCCGGAGCAAGCCCCAAAGGCAGACCCGTGCCAGCAGGTGGCCGACCTGTATAACCGGCTGTTGGTGGACGATCAGCCGAACGGCCATAAGCTGCCCCGTTGTACGGCGGTGACGGACAGGCGCAAGACCGCGATCAGGGCGCGAAGCAAGGCAGAGTTCAAGACTCTGGACGATTGGGAAGAGTATTTCCGCCGTGTGGGCCGTTGCCCGTACCTGATGGGCGAGGTGAACGAGTGGAAAGCCTCTTTCGACTGGCTGTTGAACGTTTCCAACTGCCTGAAAGTGCGTGAAGGCAATTTCCTGCCGAGTGCGGAAAAGAAGGCGTCCAAGAAGCTTCCGGCACTTTCCCAGGCCGTGGACTTTGTGAGCCGGTATGTTTCTGCCGGTGAAGACTTCGCGGCGATGGTGGCCGTGTTCTGCGAGAATAACCGGCTTGATCGTGAAACGTACGAACCGGCCATTGCTGCCGCAATCAAGGCATAGCGGAGGGCGACGCATGAAGACGCTTACAGGCATCACGCTTCCCGAGTTTGAACTATGGCTTGCCAATGCGCATAAGGCCGTGAATCTGCCCGCACCGTCCGACGTGGGGTATTCCGTGGGGTACAAGACGTTGAAGTACCTGACGAAGGACCAGTTGACGGACGCCCTTGCCGCTATCGTGGAGAGCGGGCGCAAGCTGGAATACGGAGAATCGTTGGCAACGGTGTTGCTGCGGGCGCATCGGTTTTTACAGGACAACAGCGCCAAGGCTTTGCCGGGCGGCCCCTGCACACAAGGCTGCATTCATGGGGCGTTTTACCTGCTTTCACCCGCTGGCCTGGCCGGGGTGGAGTTGTGCGCCCATTGTCACCCCAAGGAACGGCGGAGCATGAGCCGTGCCGACGTGGAGCGCGCCAAGGTGAAGGGCTGGCGGGAGTTAACCGCCTTTGAATACATGAAGGCCAACCTGTACGGCCCGCGTTACCTGGCTATGCAACAGGTTGGGGCGAGGCCGTAGCCCGTGGCGGATGGTTGCCAGTTTTCACCGCCAAGCCCCCAGGCTATCGGTGCTGTCTCGTGGGAGGTGGCCCGGCAATGGCGGCAACGGCATCCGAACATGCGGCCGTGTCCCAAGACCGCGCCGCCCTGGTGGTGGATTGAGCGCGCCAAGTGCGCGAAGTGTGAATACAGAGAGCAAACGGAGGAAGAACGATGTACACGCCCGAACATTTCCGAATTGAAGAATTAGTCGGCCCCGAGTTCCACCAGGTGAATAAGGCGCGCGGTGCCATGATGTTCATGGCCTTTGATCAACTGGCCCTGGTTACGCTTGATCGGCTTCGCAAGCGGTACGGCCCTATCGTGGTGAACAACTGGCAGGCGGGCGGGACCTTCAAGGAATCCGGTTTGCGTGAGATGGGCACCGGAACCGGCGCGGCCCTTTCTCAGCACAAGTTCGGCAGGGCGTTTGATTGCAAGTTCCGCAATATCACGCCTGCCGAAGTATGGGCAGAGTTGCAGGCATCGCCCAATTTGTCCTGTTTTGAGTTCATCCAGCGCATTGAAGCAGGCGCGGGTATGACCTGGTTCCACTTCGATACGGGCGGCCATGACCGTTACGACATGGCTATTCAGGTTGTTTCGTATCGGGGTGATCGGGCGGGGTTGCCGGTTTTTGTGGGTAAGGGGGGTGTGTGATCGTCGTTGATGACCTATTTAGGATATAGCGGGTGTTGTTGTGTTCTATTGTGTATGTTGTGTCGTTTTGAAATATAATTTCAGCACTTGATAGTTTTATGTTGTTGCTGATTATTGTTGCATTGTGTACTATTGCCCCACTTTTTACTAGTAGTAGTTTTGAATAATGTTTGTCAGATGTTAAAGGGAGTAGTGTTGCTGTATAAAGTATATAAAGAATAAGTGATAAAGATCGTAATCGGATGTTTTTAAATGTCAGGCAATAAAGTATAAATATATACATTAGTATTGATATTAAGATTGTTTTTTTGCTGTTTATTGTCCCAGCCTTGTAAAAAATTCCTAATATTGAAGCATAGTATATTGCTGCTGTAGATAGTCTAACAATTTTCAATTTTAATGGAATATTGTCAGCACGGCATTGATTTATAACCACACTTAGCATGATAAGTATAAATAAAATATATATATCTAAAAAAAGTATTTTGATGTAGCTAGGCAAAATGCTGCTTAGTGAAGAGTCGTAGATTCTTTTGTCAATTAGATATGATATTATCGAAATGATTGGTGCGCTTGCGTATGAGAGTAATATTGCACTTATTTGGTGTGTTTTGAGTCTGCTGTTGCCGATAAGAAGTGATGATGTTAATTCTACCATTGTTTTGCCGTTGTTATATTTGTTGTTTTATGTGTTTTTATATTAGAATGTTGATTTGTATTATGTTTTTTATGAATTTAGTCTTTGGTACTGTTAGCCAATGTTGAGGAAATATTCAAGGAGCGTGTATGGCTGGTTGTCGCCCTCTGTCTCTATGTGAGGTCTTGCAGGTTGAATCGTCTTTTTCTGGGCGGCATGTTGTCCGTAATCGCTGCCTATTTATTCTGGGGGTTCTTGCAGGCTTTCGCATACGCGAAATGCTTTCTTTGCGTGTAGCTGATGTTGTTATTTGCGGCAAGGTGCGGCTTACTGTTCGGGTTGCCCGACGTCACATGAAGGGCAAGCAGGAAAGCCGCGTCGTGTATCTGGCACCGGAAGCGCGGCGGGCTATCCTGGGGCAGATTCGGGAACTTGGATACCCGGCCCCTGATTCTTTCCTGTTCCGTGCCCAGGGCGACGAAAACAAGGCCATATCCTACACCCAGGCGCGCCGCGTGCTACAGGATGCCTTCGGGAGCTGCGGCATTGCCGAAGACGTGGCAACGCATAGCATGCGCAAGACCTTTGCGAACGAGACATACGAGTTCATGCTTGCCCAGGTAGCGGAAGGCCGGGGCGTTGATCCGTTTATGGAGGTGTCACAAGCCCTGGGGCACAAAGACCCCAAGAGCACGACGCATTATCTTTCATTCCGCGATGAGAACCGCCGCGCGGCAATAAGGCATATGGGGAGGATGCTGCATGCAGACGTTGACCGTTGATGAAGTGGCAGCGCGTTTGAAAAGGCGGCCCGAATGGGTGCGCCGGTTGATCAGGCGTAAGGAGTTGCGCGGGTACAACATGGGCACACAAAAACGGCCATGCTACCGCGTGAAAGAACAGGACCTGACCGCATTCATGGACGAACGGACCGTGAACGATATTGAGAGGGATTGATATGTCTCTTGCCTGCCGAAAGTGCGGAACGCCTACAAGTGCCCCAAGGGCATTTGATGATACCGAAAGAACGGTGCGTATTCGACGTTGCAAGCGGTGTGGACATGAAGAAATGTCTGTTGAAGTGTTTGTATCTACCATTACAAACACACTTGAATACATATCATCAACTCAAATCAACAATACTACAGATGCTAAATTGTAATTAAAGTGTGCATACGCACGTAGGCACATCGCATAATGCGGTATGCTAGTCTATTATAGGCGCGTCTTTTAAAGATGCGCCTTTTGTTTTGCGCAAACATTTAACCAAAAGGATTGACCATGGAAGAGACGAAGCATTTGTTGCAGTCGCGTACCGTGTGGGGTGTCATCATCTCCATACTGTGCTCCGTGCTTATGGCGATGGGGTACAGTGTGGACGATGCGGCACAGTCGCAAATGGTGGATGTTGGATTGTCCATCGGTGTTGGCATTGGCGGCCTGTTGTCCATTTACGGTCGTATCAAGGCAACGAAGAACGTAAGCGTTAAGAAGGTGCCCAAGGTAACAGGCAAGGCGGCGGGCGTGATCCTGCTTTTGCTGTTGGTGCCGTCGGCTATGACCGGGTGCGCGCTTTCCGGCCTGGCACCGCATGACAAGGGTGTGGCCGTCGGTACCGAGTTGAATACCGGATACGCGGCCCTGCACGATGAATACCTTTCGCTGCACGCATCCTTGCCCCCGGATGGTGTGCAGTTCCTGGAAACGAAAGTTGCCCCGGTGATGGACACAGCAAAGCGGGCAATCGTGGCCTATGACGATGCGGCCATGATCTACGCCAGGACCAGGACCGAGCCGCCGAACTGGTCGCAACTGCGCATCGATGCCGAAACCGCCTTGCAGGACTGCACCGCGCTTTTCATCAAGGCGCGATCCTTCCTTTACAGCAAAGGGGGTGAGTAATGCCCTTTGATCCTATCACCGCTCTTGCCCTGGCTGAATCCGCGTTGAGGGTCGGCATGGAAGGCTACAGGATGGCAAAGCGCCTCAGTGCCGAGGGTTACACCGTTCCGAGCCTGGAAGAGTTTGAACGCCAGACGGCCGATATTCGTAACCTTCCCGACCTGACCCCTTCACCCGACAACACCGCACAGGACGGCGAATAATGCCCGAGCGCATGACCTATGAAGCATGCGTGCAGTGGCTCAGTGCCGTCTTGCAATGGATGGGGGGCTGGTGCCCCCCTGTCCTGATAGCCATGCTTGGCGGTGGTATCAAACTTCTGCGTGGTGGTTCGCCGTGTTCCATCAAAGCCGTTGTGGCATCTCTCGCCATTGCGGGCTTTACCGGGTGGGTTGCCCACGGCCTTTTGTTGAGCCTTGGCATACCGCCCGCCGCTGTATCTTCCGGTACGGCTATCGCCGGTTATTCAGGTGGCAAGCTGCTGGACGTTCTGGCCGAGCGCGCATGCAGTGCCGCCAAGACCTTGAAATCCGACAAGGGGTGAAAGCATGAGCGATGCCGCATTACCCGAAACCGCCCAGGTTGTAGCGGACATTATAGGCCGAGAGGGTGCGCTTGCGTTGGCCCGAGCCTGTAAGTGCCGTTCTCTGTATATCCCCAAGCGCTTGCCGCTGGATCATTGGTTGCGTGATGTGGTGGGCGATGCCCACGCCGAAGCGCTGTCGAAGGAGTTCCCCGGCTTCATTTTGCCTATGGCCAAGTGCGCGAACGTGATACGCGCGGAAAGGGATAAACGTATCCTGTCCATGCGTCTTGAGGGGATGAGTGCGGCGACCATTGCGGCCCGTATCGGAGTGGCAGAAAGGACAGTGTACACAGTGGTTTGCAATAATGTGCGGCAGTAGTCTGCAAGCGTTTAGCATTGGAACCGCAACATTCCCCAATAACTAACCACTTCCAAGGCTAAACACCGCTAAACGCATCTATACGCCGCTAAACGGGTCCTTCCCGGAGGGGTAAACAGCGGGTCCACCAGCATCTCAGAGTTTTCGGTGTGCGTGGATTTCAAAACCAATTTTCTGTTTCTCACATTAAAACTATGTGGAGAATCCGGTTAAGAGGCTGGAATGACGACAGAAGCGAAAAAGAAAAAACAGAAAAAAACGGAGAGTTTTACACAGGTTGGCGGGGCTACTGTGGATATGCAGGGCCTCGCCCTTGCCCTGGGGTTGTCTTTGCCCACGATCCGCACCCGCTTACGCGAGGGTTTGCCATGTGTTCAGCAAGGGGGCAGGGGAGCCGCCTGGCAGTTCGATCTTGCCGAGTGTGTGAAGTGGCATACAGACCGCGCCGTTGCAAAAGCTGTTGGTGATGTGGGTGACGAAGTGCCGAAAGCTGTACTGGATCGGCGGCTTTTGGTTGCTCAGGTGCGTTGCAAAGAGATTGAAGCCGCCAAGCTGTCCGGCGAGGTGGCCCCGATTGAAGAGATGGAACGCGCCCTGACGGCCGCTTTTGTTGAGGTTCGCCAGGCGCTGCTTTCCATACCGGAGCGCACCGCCTTGCGTCTTATGGCTGCGGACGATGAAACCGAAATTAAAGTGATCCTTGAAGAAGAAATTGACCTCGCCTTGAATGCCTTGAGCGAGGCCGATTTATTGGAGAAGGTTGAAGATGCCGATTGAGTTCGGAAGCCTGTCGAATATGGAAGGCTTGCGCAAAGTCTTTCGCAAAGCCTCTCAAAACCTTCGAGCACCTGAACGCCTGACCGTTTCCGAATGGGCGGATCGTTACCGCCACATCGGCCAGGCGAACGCCACGCCGGGACCGTGGCGGACAGACAATGCCCCGTACCAGCGCGGGCCTATGGACTGTATCGGCGATAGGGTGACACGCCGTATTACCCTGATGTGGGCAGCACAGACAGGGAAAACAGAGGTTATCAATAACGGCATCGGCTATGCCATAGCTCAAGAGCCGAAAAGCTGCATGATGATGCAGCCTACACAGTCCGACCTCAAGACCTGGACGGAAACCAAGCTTACCCCCCTGTTGCGCGATACTCCCGTGATCCGGGATAAGGTCGCCAAACCGCGCGGCCGTGATGGCGTGAACAACTCCCTTATGAAGTCATACCCCGGCGGCTTCCTCATGTTTTCCTGGTCAGGATCAACCAACACCATGCGCGGCCGTTCCGCCCCGGTTATCAACTGTGACGAAATCGACGGTTACACCATGACCGAGGAAGGCGACCCGGTGCAATTGCTGTGGCAGCGTGCCGCAACCTTCGGTGACCGCCGCAAGCTACTGGAAACCAGTACCCCCACCATTAAGGGGTTTTCCAGAGTCGAAAAATCCTACCTGGCCGGTGATCGGCGCAAGTATTGGGTGCCGTGTCCGCACTGCAATAACTATATTACTTTCCAATTTGCCTATTTCAAATGGGATTCAGACGCAGACGGCACAGCAAGGCCGGATACTGCGTACTATATTTGTGAGCATTGCGGATGCACAATTGAAGACAAGCACAAGCCTGCAATGCTCAAGGCTGGCGAGTGGCGCGCGGAACGTCCCTTTATGGGGCATGCGTCTTTTCATCTGAACGAGTTTTATAGCCCGTGGCGTAAATGGCGGGATATTGCACAGAGTTTTCTGGATAAGAAACATGCGGGAGACGTGCAGAGTTTCGTCAACGTTTCGCTTGCGGAAACCTGGGAAGAACAAGGCGAAACCATAGACGACACCGGCCTGATGCAGCGTCGGGAGGAATACGGGGCCGCTGTGCCCGTTGGCGCTTACATCCTGACCGCAGGCATTGATACCCAACCGGACCGCCTGGAAGTGGAGGTGGTCGCCTGGGGCCACGGTGAAGAATCCTGGTCCGTGGAAACAGCTATTCTCTACGGTGACCCCGATCAGTCGGAAGTGTGGGAAGCCCTGGACGATTTCCTTGATCGGCGGTGGACCAACACGGACGGGGTGGAACTTTCCATTTCCTGTAGCTGCATTGACTCGGGTGGAGCCAATACCCAGGCCGTCTACGGTTACTGCAAGAAGCGCAAGGGGCAGCGCGTGTTTGCCATTAAGGGCAAGGGCGGTGATGGGGTGCCCATTGTCTCCGCACCTACCAAGCGCAAGACGGGCCGTCGGAGTGGTCGCCCTGTGGAACTGTTCACGATTGGTACGGACCAGGCGAAAACCCTCTTATACAAGCGCCTTGCGTTGCCTGGTTCCGGTCCAGGGCGCTGTCATTGGCCTGCCCACTATGAAGAAGAATACTTCCGCCAGTTGACCGCAGAAAAGTGCGTCACCCGTTACGTGAAGGGGTGGCCCAAGCGGGAATGGCTCAAGGTCCGTCCGCGAAATGAAGCCCTTGATTGCAGGGTGTACGCACACGCCGCCTTACTCATTCTGAACCCTAACTTTGCCCGATTTGAAAAACGCCTGGCGAAGCAGGCCGCCACCATGCCCGATGATCCTGAAACAATGCCGGAAACTGCAAAAAGTGCAGAGGAAGTGCCGGAGGAAATGGGGCAGAAACGCAAGAAAGTAAAACTGCGTTCCCGTAAGAAGCGGCGCGAAAGCTTTGTGATGGGCTGATGTTACCAAGCATACCAAAACAGATTTACCGAGGATCATCCGTCTCCTGTTCCCTTGCACTGGACGGCTATCTGCCTTCGGAAGGATGGGCGGCAACGCTCATCCTTCGCGGAGGCGCAAAGCACAATGTGGAAGGTGTGGCAAACGGTGACAGCTTCGATTTTTCCCTGCCTGTGGATATGGCCGTGGGCCGTTACTGGTGGCAGGTGATCGTACTGCGCGAAGGCGAACAACAGGTTGCCCTTAATGGCGAACTGGTTGTGATGGTGAACCTGCTTGATGTGGAAACCTTCGACGGCCGTACAGAGGCCGAAATTGCCCTTGATGCAATCAACGCCGTTCTGGCGAACAGGGCGACCAAAGATCAGCAAAGCTACAAAATCAAAGACCGTGAGTTGCAGCGCATGAGCGTTGCCGACCTGCTCAAACTGCGTTCATTCTTTGTCTCCCGTATAAACAAACAGCGCGGCAAGGGCGGCATACGCTCCATAGGGGTGCGACTCTAATGGGTATTTTCGATCGTTTCAGGGGCCGCAGGTCCGCAGACGTAGAACCGCAGCCGGAACCACGCCGCCATACCCGTAAGGCGTTGCCGCGAATTAGCTTGCGCGGATACGAAGCCGCACAGGGAGGCCGCCTTAACGAATCCTGGCCCAAACATCCCGAAAGCCCCGTAACAATCGTTGAGCGGGAATGGCGCGCCCTGTGTGCCCGTGGTCGTGATGCCCAAGTGAACATGGACCACGGCAAGAAATTCTTGCGCCTGGTGCGTAAGAACATTGTCGGGGCTGCTGGCGTTCAAGTGATTCCAGCGGTGTTAAAGCCGGATGGAACCGTTGACGATCTTGCCTGCAAGGCCATTTCCGAAGCGTGGAAGGAATGGGGCTTGATGCCCGAGGTTACTGAAACGCTTACCTGGCGAGAGTTGCAGGGCTTAGTTGTTCAGACTGTTGCACGAGATGGGGAATGCTTTGTTCGCATCTTGAAAGGGCGGGACTATGGCAAGTATCGAATCCAGTTACAGCTTATCGACCCGACCCGCGTTGATGTGTCTCTGCGTGAAGACTTGCGTAACGGGAACCGCATTCGCGCCGGTATTGAATTTACCCCGGAAGGTAAGCGGGTAGCCTTCTATATTCGTGTGGATGCCGAAGACTACGCGGAAGGTTTCTCCTATAGCGGGGCCAAGTACCAGCGCGTACCGGCTTCGGAAATGATCCACCTCTTTTTGCCCGAGTTTATCGGGCAGCCGCGCGGCCTTTCCTGGATGGGAACCGCATTGACCCGCCTGCACCATCTTTCCCGGTATGAAACCGCCGCTGTTATCAATGCACGGGTGGGGGCTACCAAGTCCGGTTTTTTCCAGGCTGACCCCGACTATGTGGATGTAACGGGTGATGATGAGGAAGAACTGGATTTTCCAGAATCCGCAGAACCCGGCTCGTTTGACGTTCTCCCTGTGGGCTACTCATTCAAGGAATACAATCCGCAGTACCCGCAAGGTGAATTTGAAACCTTTACTCGCGCCTGCCTCACGTCCGTAGCCGCTGGGCTTGACGTCTCTTATTCCGCCCTTACCGGCGATCTTTCCAAGGCCAACTATTCCAGCTTGCGGGCAGGCGCGCTTGATGAGCGCGAAACCTGGAAGGACCTGCAACAATGGTTCGTTGATAAGCTGATCCGCCCTATATTTGAGGCGTGGGTTTCCGTTGCTGTGCTGGCCGGGGCTATAACCATCGGTCTTACCCCGTTACGTGTTGAGCGTGTGGGGCAATACAAGCGCGCCCGTTTCCAGCCGCGTCGATGGGCTTGGGTTGATCCGGCGAAGGATGCCAACGCGCACCGCACGGAACAGGACGGCCTTATGCGGTCCGTGTCTGAATCCATCCGGGAAAGCGGCCGTGATCCTGATGAAGTGTTTGACGAAATCGCAGAGGAGCGCCGCAAGTGGGGGGCGTTGGGTATTGCCCAAGCTGCAACCAAGGCGGCCCCGATAATTGAGGAGGTACCGGACGATGCCGGAAATGATGAAACCGACGAAGGATAGCATCAAGACTACAGCCACTCGGGCGTTTTTCCGCATTGATGCCGTGCGGTCCGTGGATGAGGAAAAGCGCACGGTGGAAGTTGCCTTTTCCAGTGATGCGGAAATCAAACAGTGGTGGCGTACTGTCCTGGTACTGGAACATTCAAGCGTCGCCGTGCGTCTGGATCGTCTGAATAATGGCGGTCCTGTTTTGTTCAATCATGACCGAGACGCCCATATCGCGGTTGTCGAATCGGCGCGGATCGACGCGGACGGCAAGGGGCGGGCTGTCGTCCGGTTTGGTCGGGGCACTCTCGCGGAGGAGAAGTTTCGCGATGTTGTGGACGGCATTCTGCGCCATATTTCCGTGGGTTTTGAAGTCCATGAAGTCAAACTGGTTGAAACCCGTGATGACGATACCGACGTTTACAGGGCTACCGATTGGGAACCCTTTGAAATTTCATTCGTAACCATCCCCCTGGATACGTCTGTGGGGGTTGGGCGCGGCCTTGGTGGCGCGCCTGAAATCAATACGCTTTCTAACATGGAGGAAAGGACTATGCCCGGAACCGGCACCCCTCAGAAGCACGGCGAAGGCGCGCCGCAGATGGACGAACAGGCAGTACGTGAAAAGGCCGTACAGGCGGAACGTACCCGCGTTGAGACTCTTCTGACTCTCGGGCGTGAGTATAACGCCCCCGAAGATGCGGAAAAGTTCGTGCGCGAGAACAAGACCCCCGAAGATTTCCAGAGCTTCTTGCTCAAGGAAATGAATGGCCGCAGCAAGAAGCCCACCCCGGACGAGAGAAACGAGGCCGTGGGCCTGTCTGAAAAGGAAGTGCAGCGCTACAGCTTTGTAAACGTGTTGCGTTGTCTGGACCCCAACAACCAGCACAATAAGAAGGTTCGTGAAGCCGCCGCGCTGGAACTGGAAGCATCTGCCGCAGCCGCCGAGCGGTTGGGACGTGATGCAAGCGGTATCATCATCCCCCCCGAAGTTCTTTGCGCCCCGCTACAGCGTACCTATAGCACCGGCAATGCAGCCGCTCCCCACGGTGGCAACCTGGTAAGCACGGACCTCATGGCATCCAGTTTTATTGAAATGCTGCGTCGTCGCACTCTGCTCATGCAGTACGGTACGCAGTTGGCTGGCCTGGTTGGTAACGTGGATATTCCGAAACAGCTTTCCGGCGCTACCGGCTACGTTGTCGGGGAAGATACGGATGTGTCCGAATCTCAGGGTGATTTCGGCCAGGTGAAAATGTCGCCCACCACGATAGGCGCGATGTCCGAGGTTTCCCGCCGCCTGCTTATGCAGTCGAGCCTTGACGTTGAAGCCCTGATCCGCTTCGACCTGGCAAAGGCTGTTGGCCTGAAAGTTGATAACCTTGGTTTCTATGGAACCGGCAACGATGAGCCTCTGGGCATTAAGAATATCAGCGGCGTAAACGCGGTGCCGTTCGCCGCAAGCGGAAAGCCCACCTTTGCCGAACTGGTGGCAATGGAAAGCGAAATTGCCGCCGATGATGCTGATGTGAACAGCATGGCCTACCTCATCAACGCCAAGACGCGCGGACACTGCAAAACCACCCCCAAGTTTGCGAATACCGAGGCTACCATTTGGGAAACCGGCAACACCATCAACGGCTATACCGCAGGTGTTACCAACCAGATTGCCGCCGCAGATGCGTTTTTCGGCAACTTCGCGGACCTCATTATCGGCCTGTGGGGTGGCCTGGAACTGACTCTGGACCCCTATACCCATAGTGCAAAGGGCCGCCTGCGCATCGTGGCGATGCAGGATGTGGACATTGCGGCCCGCCGTGCCGAATCGTTCTGCGTGGGCACCACTGTTTAACGACAACGTACAACCGGGGCGGCATGACCGCCCCGTACCATAAGGGGTAGAACATGGCCCGTAAGACCGAAAAGACCATGACTATCAAGACTATCGGGGATGAAGGGAGCGCTATACTGATTGACGGTGAAATGGTGACGCCTGGCAAGGTTGTTTCTGTTCCGCTTGATGTGGCGAGAAACCTTATTCATCGCGAACGCGCTGTGAAGTATGACGATTCCAAGGCCAAAGAGGCAAAGCCTGGGGCTGCGGGTAAGTAGGCGTCGCCATGGCCATGCAGGAAGATTTTGACGACTTCCTGGACCTTGAAGAGTTCGCCGTAGAGGTGCGGGCAGAGAATCCCGCCCGCACCTTTGCGGCGATTTTTGATAATCCGGGAACATTCGCAACCCTTGGCAGCCTGGAACTTGAAACAACCGGCCCTGTACTGACCTGCAAGCATAGCGACGTAGCAGACTTCACGCGCGGAACCGTGTGTACCGTAGAAGGGCGCGTGTATGACGTTGACAGGGTAGAGCCTGATGGAACCGGCGTTGCCGTTGTCCTGTTATTCCCATGAGTCGCCAGTACATGAATATCAGCCTCGCCAAGGTCGAGGCCATAGCGCGAGATTTTGCCGCCACACAGAAGGATATAGAGGCCGCTGCCCGTCGTGCTGTCAGCAAAACAAGCCGGTGGGTTGGCGGCCTTCTGGTTCGTATGGTGGCGCGTGAAACCGGCATACAGCAAAAGACTTTGCGGCCACGTTTGCGCATCTACACCAAGGGTAACCACATGACCGCCCGCGTGTTTTTCGGTGCATCGGCCATTCCCCTTGCCGGGTTGAATCCACGGCAAACAGCATCCGGCGTTGTGGCTGGAAAAATTGAGCGTCGGCGGGCCTTCATCGCTCAGAACAAAAACGATGAGCGCCAAGTATACCGCCGTATCGGCCGTGAGCGCCAGCCGCTCGCAATTCAATATGCCCACATCGACAAAGAAGTGGATTACGCAGTGATCAACGAGGTGTTGCCCCTGCTGGAAAGCCGCTTCTATCGTATTTTTGAACAGGAATTACGATGGGAAACCCGCAAGAAATAACTATTCAAGCCATGCACAAAGCCATAGCGGAAGGCTTACAGCAAGCCTTTCCCACGCTTAACGTGAAGGCTTACGAAACCCTTAAAGAAAGGGTTCGTTGTCCGGCGGCAGCCTTGAACATGATAGCCCTGGAACCGGATACAGATGTGGGCACAGAGCAACTTGCCGTGCGTATGCGGTGGGAACTGCATTTGCTGATGCACGTCAAAGATGCAGACGTGAATATTGAAATCGGGGCGCTTGTCGCCGCCGTGTCCAAGTGGCTGCATGGTAACCGCTTTGGTCTGCCCGTGCATCCTGCCGAGTTCTTTGGTGCCTATCCTGATGAATGGAGCCAGGAAAAGCGCGCGTATGAAGAATGGCGCGTTGAATTTGAAGTACGGGGCTACTTGGGTGAATCCGTATGGGCAGGGGAAGGGATAATACCGCAAACCGTGCTTGTATCCTATACACCCCGCGTCGGTGTGGACCATGAGCCTGAATATACAGAGGTGACCGATGCAACGTTACCAAATGTCTGAAATGGATAGACGGCTTGCGAACCTGATCCGGTGGGGCACCATAGAGGCGGCGGACTATGAAGCCGCACGCGTGCGTGTTCGGTGCGGTGCCGTGGTTACGGACTGGCTACCGTGGGTGACGGCCCGTGCGGGTGGTGATGTTTCATGGTGGGCACCCGAGGTAGGCGAACAAGTCCTGATCCTGTCACCTTCCGGCGAGACAGGGCAGGGGGTTGTCCTGGCGGGGGTGTTTCAGGCCGCGCACCCGGCACCGGCAAATACCCCGGATGTTGCCCGCATGGTCTTCAAAGATGGTGCGGTTATCGAATATGACCGCGCGGCGCATAAGTTGGCGGCTACCATTCCCGGCGATGTTTCTGTACAGGCTACAGGCAGCATTGACGCAAAGGCGGGAAAGAACGCGACGATTGAAGCAGGTTCCCGCGTCTTTCTGACGGCCCCGCAGATAGTCGTTGAAGGCACCCTGACTACCGCAGGCGGGCACGATGATGCAGGGAATACCATAGGCCAGGAATACAAGCATGCCGACACCGAGCATGCAGGAAGCTACACCCTGCAAGGGGATATGGTTGTAACAGGCAATGCGACGGTTAACGGCAACATGACCGTTACCGGGGCCTTGCGCTATGGTTCGCTTGCTCCCTTGTAACTGCAAAAACCGCAGAGGAAGCAATTTGCCGCGCATCGTATAGCCAACGTATGCGCGGCATTGATTCTTCTACCGGCAAGCCGCTTGATGGTCTTGCCCACCTCAGACAGTCCATTCGGGACATTTTGCTAACGCCCATTGGTTCCCGCGTCATGCGTCGGGACTACGGGTCCCGCCTCTTTTCTCTGGTGGATTCTCCCGCCAACGAAGCGAACAAGATTGAATATATCGCCGCCACGGCGGAAGCGCTGGACCGGTGGGAACCGCGTCTGCGCGTTACCCGCGTTCAGGTTTCGGCAACGGATGCCGGTAGGGTCCAGATAAGCCTTGATGGTGTGTATCTGCCTGATGGGCGGGAAATCGCAATGGACGGGATGGTAATATGAGCGGGTTTAATGCCATTGACCTTTCTGGCCTGCCTGCCCCCGATATTGTGGAAACGCTGGACTATGAGGCCATTCTGGCCGAAATGCTGGCCGATCTGCAAAGCAGAGATGCCGCCTTTTCGGCCCTGGTTGAATCTGACCCCGCCTATAAGGTGCTTGAGGTGGCAGCCTACCGGGAAACCATTGTTCGCCAGCGTGTGAACGATGCCGCCCGTGCGGTTATGGTCGCCTATGCAACCGGCAACGATCTGGACAATCTGGCCGCCCTGGTACCGCTTGCGCGTAAGCTGGAAAATCCCGGCAATCCTAACGCCTATCCACCCGTTGCCCCCACCTATGAATCCGATGTCGATTTTCGCCGTCGTGTGCAGCTTGCACCCGAAGGCTTTTCTGTTGCTGGCCCTGATGGGGCGTACATCTTTCACGCGCTGGCAGTCTCCGGCGTGAAGGATGCCGCCCCCATTTCTCCCGCCCCGGTTGATGTGTCCCTCTACATCCTGGGCATGGATGGCAACGGACTGCCGAGTAATGCCGTTTTGGATGCCGTGCGGGCCAAGTTCGCAGACCAGGACATACGCCCCTTAACTGACAGGGTAACGGTGTTGCCTGCTGAAATCGTGGAATATGACGTTGTGGCCGTAATCCACATGATGACCGGGCCAAGCCCGGACAGTGTGAAGGAAGCCGCCAGAAAAGACCTGGAGCGATATGTTGCTGAACGTCACAAGTTGGGCCTGGGCGTGGCTGTTTCCGGCATATACGAGGCGTTGCACATCTCGGGCGTGATCCGTGTTGAACTGCAAAGCCCCAATGCAGACATTTCGGTAGAGGCGCACCAGGCGGCATATTGCCGTTCAATCGATATTGAAATGAGCGTGAGCTGATGGAAAGCCTGTTACCCCCCAATGCAACACCCCAGGAACGCGCCCTTGCCGAAGGCACAAGCAGGCTTTCGGCTGTTCCTGTTCCTGTTGATACCCTTTGGGGTGCAGCAACGTGCCCCGTTGCGCTGTTGCCGTGGCTTGCCTGGGCGCTGTCGGTTGATGAGTGGGATTCTACATGGACCGAGGCGCAAAAGCGCGGGGCTGTGGCATCTGCCATTGCCATACATCGGCGCAAGGGCACGCGCGGCGCACTGAATAGGGCAATTTCCGCCCTTGGCTATTCCATCCGCGTGGTCGAGTGGTGGGAAGAAGCACCGGAAGGGCAGCCGGGAACTTTTCGCGTGCTGATCGAAATTGATGATCGGGGCGTGGATGATTCGTTGATTCGCTCTTTGGAGCGGATCGTATTGAAAACCAAGAATACCCGGTCGCACCTCGCAGGAATCACAATGGCAGGCCGAAGCGCCGGGCATGTGTATGTGGGTGCCCATTTGATGTGCGGTGATGTTGTCACCGTGGACCCGTGGATGCCTGCAAGCATTACCAGCCCGGGCGCGTTGTATGTGGGTGGATGTTTTGCCCTGTATGAAACTGTAACCGTTAATCCTGTGGTGATCTGATGGCACAGATGTTTTTCACACTGGTTACCGAGATTGGTGCCGCCAAGCTGGCAAATGCAACGGCATTGGGCACAAAGGTTAATCTGACCCATGTTGCCGTGGGTGACGGCAACGGCAACCCCATTACCCCGCTTCCGACTATGGAAGCGCTTGTGCATGAAGTGCATAGGGCACCCATAAACAATCTGTCTGTTGATCCGGACAATGCAAGTCTGATCCTGGTTGAAATGGTCATTCCGCCCGAGGTGGGTGGTTTCACCGTGCATGAGGTCGGGGTGTTTGATGATCAGGGCAATCTGTTTGCCGTTGCGTCGTTCCCGGCCACGTACAAGCCGACACTGGCAGAAGGATCGGGCCGCGAGTTGGCCGCTATTCTGCGTATTCAGGTTTCCAGCACGGCCTCAATCACATTGAAAATTGATCCTACGATGGTGCTTGCAAGCCGCAAGTACGTTGACGACAAAATTACTGTTGTCCGTACCCTGGTCGAGGCCCACGCGGCCAGAAGAGACGATCCGCACGAGACCTTACCGGAGGGCGGAGAGGTCGGGCAGGTGATTATCAAACAGGAAGATGGAAGCCTTGCCTGGGGCACCGTTGCGGGGGTGCCGGTTGGGCAGCTTTGCTTCTCCACTACGGCAAGCCCGTTGCCGGGTACGGTGCCTGTAAATGTTAAGCAGAAGTTTTCGCGGGATGTTTACCCGCAGCTTGTCGCCTTTGTGCAGGTATCCGGCGGCTTTCTTGCTACAGAAGCGGCATGGGATGCCGAGGCCGCAGCACAGGAAGGAACGTGCGGCCGCTACTGCCTGACGGATACCCATATAATTCTCCCTTGCTACAAGCATTACTTTGCGTCGGCACAAGCTGGCGTTGCAGGGAAGGGCATTGGGGATTGGGCCGGTGATGAGTTGCTTGCCCATCATCATAACAACGGCGTGGGTGATCTTGATGACTCTCATAACATCTATGGCACAACGACCCAAGATGTTCCGAGTGGCATTTTCAAATCTGCTCAGAGTTACAACTACGTTCCGACCTTTCAGGGGCTAACCTCGACCGTCGGTGGTGCCGAGAACCGCCCGAAAACGTCCTATCTGCTTCCCTGCATCAAGGCCTACGACGCGGCCGTAAATGCCTCTCAGGTTGATATGTTGGCGCTTGCAACACAGGTAGCTCAAATCAACGGTGACAAGGTTGATAAGGGGGATGATGAATACCGTAGTGTAGTTGGGTTGAAAGGTTCGCGCAGTACAACGGGTACATGGACCGTTCCTAACTTGCTAGCAGGTAAGCCTCTGTATTTGATAATGAACGTAAGCAATACATCCACTGCATACAGAGTGGTAACCGGCGCTATTGGTGCAACGGGTAGTTCAGTGCAGCAATTCATATTTCTTTCAGGCTCATCTCAGGGGACGACGAATGCAACGATAGTTATTCCTACCGCCGTTGAGGTCGTGCTGGAGATTAGCACAATATATTCCGGCGGCACTATCTACGCCTACCAATAGGAGAACCTTCCGATGCCTGATTCAATTCGCGTGTTCATTCTGAATAGCCGAGTGATCAACTCTGACAACGCCGAAGATGCAGCCAGTTTGCTGCAAAACGGTGCCCGCGAACTTGCGGCGAAAGAAGTGACGGCAATATTTGGCGACCTGGCCAACCTTGCAGGCCCGCATAATACCGTGGTGAACGAGGACGGTAGCATTACCTTTACCCCACCCCCCGCGCCGCCTGCACCTACCGAAGAAGAACTTGCCGCCACGGCCCGCGCGGAACGTGACCGCCGCATGAAAGAACTTTACGACCCGGCAATTATGCAACTGTTGCGCAACCACCGCGCCGCAGTGGCCGCAGGTGCCGAAACCACGGCCATAGATGCCAGCATAGAGGCATGGGACGCATACGCCCACGCCCTGGAACTGGTGCCGGATCAGCCTGACTTTCCCCATTCCGTAATCTGGCCGGATATTCCGGCGCAAAGCAACTAGCAGGAGGTAAACCATGCCTGAACAGTTTTTACACGGCGTGGAAGTTGTTGAAATCGACGCGGGGCCGCGCCCGATTCGGACGGTTAAATCATCCGTTATCGGCATTGTGGGAACGGCACCGGATGCAGACGCGGCGGCCTTTCCGCTGAATACGCCCGTGCTCATCGCTGGCAGCCGCAAAGAAGCCGCCAAGCTGGATACCGTGGGCAATTACGCCGGTACGCTTCCTGCCGCCTTGGATGCCATTATGGACCAGTGCGGCGCTATGGTTGTGGTTATCCGCGTAGAGGCCGGAGCCAATGACGCGGCAACCATGACCAACGTGGTTGGCGGGGTTGATGGTGTAACCGGCGCATATGAGGGCGTTCACGCCCTGCTTTCGTCCAAGTCGGTACTTGGCTTCACCCCCCGTATTCTGCTTGCCCCCGGCTTCACGCATCAGCGCACCGAGGATGCCGAAAACCCCGGCACCTTCTTGAAGAATCCCGTAGCCGCAGAACTGGAAGGCATCGCGGAGCGCATGCGCGCCGTTATCTTGGTCGATGGTCCGAATACCAACGATGCCGCCGCGATTGCCGCAATCGGCGATTACGGTACCGCCCGCGTCTACATGGTAGACCCCTGGGTGAAGGTCTACCGTAACGGCCTGTATGTGGACGAACCTGCAAGCGCCCGTGTTGCCGGGGTAATCGCACGCACGGACAACGACAAGGGCTTTTGGTGGTCGCCTTCCAACAAGCCGATCTATGGCATTTCCGGCACGTCCCGCCCGGTGGATTTCACGCTTGGCGATGTTAACTGCCGCGCCAACGCCCTTAACGAAAAGAACGTTGCCACCATCATTAATGAAGGCGGCTATATCCTGTGGGGTAACCGTACCGCATCCACTGATCCGAAATGGGCGTTCCTGTCTGTGCGGCGTACTGCCGACATGATCAACGAAAGCCTGCTACAGGCGCACCTGTGGGCCGTGGATCGCAACATTACGAAAACCTACGTGCAGGATGTGATTGAAGGGGTTAACGCCTACCTTCGCCACCTGAAAGCGGTTGGTGCCATCCTTGGTGGTTCCTGTTGGGCGGACCCGGAACTCAACACCCCGGACCAGATTGCCCAGGGCAAAATCTACTTTGATTTTGACTTCACCCCGCCGTACCCGGCCGAGCACATCACGTTCCGTTCCCACATGGTTAACGACTACATTACGGAGGTGTTTGAATAATGTCCGTTGCAAGTGACATTCTGAAAGGCTTTGCCGTGTTCGTTGACGGGCGCGGCTACGCCGGGGAAGTGCAGGAACTGCAACTGCCCAAGCTGTCCCTTACCACCGAAGATTTCCGCGCCGCTGGCATGGATGCACCCGTGGGCATTGAAACCGGCATGGAAAAGCTGGAATGCACCATGACCACCCCCAAGCAATGCGCGGAACTGCTGTCCCTGTTCGGCCTGACCACCGGGACCGATACGCAGCTTACTGCGCGCGGTTCCCTGGAATCCTTCGACGGCACCGTTACCCCGGTTGTTGTTCAGCTTCGCGGCCGTCTGCGTTCCATTGAACCGGCCGCCTGGAAGTCCGGGGAAGTGGGCGCGTCCACCTATACCTTTGACCTCACGTACTACAAGCGGGAGCAGGGCGGCAGCGTGCTGCACGAAATTGACGTTATCAACATGGTCCGCGTCATTGGCGGGACTGATCAGCTTGAAGCCCGGCGTAGCGCCCTGGGCATGTAGGGGAAAACATGAAAACCAAAATCACGCTTGATTATCCCGTGGAAATGAAGGGCGAAACCGTTACGGAACTCAGTATACGCCGCGTGAAGGTTCGCGACCAGGTTGTAGCCGCCAAGGCCGGTGGAACTAACCAGGATAAGGAAGTGCGCCTGTTTGCCAACCTGTGCGAGGTGTCGCCCCAGGTGATTGAAGAACTCGATATGGTTGACTACCGGAAGGTGCAGGAAATCTACGACGGTTTTTTGTCCTAGATGAGGTGACCACCCGCAAAGCCGTGCTTGTGCTGGCGAATTATACCGGGTGGTCACTCTCTGAACTGCTGGACTTGTCGCTGGAAGAATTGATGGAATGGGTTACCGCCCTGCCGAAGGGGAAATAGAATATGGCTGATAAGCGAAAGTATTCTGCTGTCATTGAAGTTGGGGCCGCCGTGGCCGGATCAATGCGCACCGCTATGCGTACTGTGCGGGGCGACTTGAGCGGCGTGGGTGACTCCATTCGGGATTTGAAGGAAAAGCAGGACAAGCTTAACGCCTATGACCCTGACGGCGTGCGCAAGGCTGGCCGCGAGTACCGCGAGTTGAAGCGGGAAGCGGCCGCACTGCGTAAGGAATTTGAAAGCGCGGAAAAGCCTACGGCAGCCATGAAGCGCGCCGTTGACCAGGCGGAACGGGCGGCGGCAAAAGCTGAACGGACGTATACCACCAAGCGCGAAGCCCTGGACAAGTTGGGCAATGAGCTTTCGCAGGCCGGAGTAAATACGCATCGGCTTGCGGGCGAACAGCGCCGCCTTGCCGCAGAAATGGAGCGTTCACAGCGTAAGTATGAAGCATTCCAGAAAGCCCTGGATGCCGATGTGGGCGGCAAGTTTCGTAACCTGGTTGGCGAGGCGGCCAAGTTCACCGCCGTTATCACTACCGGAGCGGCAGCCGTTGGCACCGCTATAACCATGACTAACAGTATGACCGCCAAGCAGGAAGGGCTTGCAAAGAGCCTTGGCATCTCTGGCGAGTATATGCGCATTTGGGGCGGCATCGCTTCCGAAGCAGGGCTTGAAGCGGATAACGTGGGCGACCTCATCGAAGAGATGAGCAACAAATTAGGCGAATCCAAAGGGCTTGCCGAAATCACGCCCGTTACCGAGGCATTGCAGATTCTCGGGTTGCAGTTTGAAGAATTGAAGGACCTGAAGCCCGAGGAACAGTTCAACCGCATAGCAGAAGCCGCGAAGAACCTGGACGACCACCAGAAGGCCGTTTCCGCTGCTGATATTCTGATGGGCGGCGAGGCAAACAAATTTATCGGCTATCTGCGCACCAGGAAGGAAGGCGTTAACGATCTGCTTGCGCAACAGAAGCGCCTGAATCTGTTGACCGAAGAAGGCACGAAGGGCGCATTTGCCTACAATACGGCCATGAGCCGTTTTACTGCTGTGGTCGGCAGTGCCTGGCAGGAAGTTTCCGGCCTGGTGGGTGGCGCACTTGCCCCGCTTATCGAAGACATGGGGCCGAAGCTGGCCGACTGGTTGCGCGAAAACCGCGCTACCATCGTGGGCGTGGGTGACTCCATCAAGGAATCCATACCCAAGATTGTCGCCTTCGGGCAGGGACTATGGAGCGTTATGCAGTCTGTCGGGTCTGCGATTTCCTGGACAGCCGAAAAGCTTGGGGGCTTTGAAAACCTGGCTATTGCCGTGGGCATGCTCATGGCATCAAAGACGGCCATTGCTGCTTTCCAGTTCGGGCAAAGCCTGTGGCAGGTTGGCAGCGCACTTGCCCCGCTTGTCTCTATGGCCTTGCCCGCGCTCAGTTCCGGTATGTTGGCCGTTGGCGCGGCAATCAAGGCCGTGGGCGTGGCGCTTATGGCGAACCCGTTGGGAATGATCATTACCGCTATCGGGTTGGCCGTGGCCGGAGTGTATCGCCTGGTTACCGCCTGGGATGATCTGAAACAGGCGTTCAGCGTTGGCGGCGTGTGGGGAGCGGTAAAAACCTTCTTTGGTGCGGATGTGCCAAGCGATGTGCCGGCCAGTTCTTCAGCGCCTGCCGCTTCCGTCCCTGATCTGCCGCCGGTACAACGCGGCGGGGCAACTACCATCAACAACCAGACCGGAGACATACACGTACATGCGGCACCAGGGCAGGACCCGGAAGCCATAGCGGATGCCGTGGCCCGCAAGATTACGGAGCGCCAGAATGCAGAAGGCCGTCGGGCTATGTATGATGATGCAAGCTTTGCGTGGGGGTAGGGCATGGCCGGAGTAATGATCAAGCTTGGCGCGTATGTGTTTTCACTGGATACCGCCGCATATCAGCAACTTTCACGGGCCACGGCCTACCGTTGGCAGGCGTTGGAGCGTGTAAACCAGCTTGCCGCCTTGCAGTTCACGGGACCAGGTGAAGACTCCATTTCACTGAACGGGGTTATTCTGCCTACCTTCCGGGGCGGCCTGGGGCAGCTTGATGCCATGCGCACGGAAGCCGCCAAGGGGGAGCCGCTTCTTATGGTAGATGGCCGGGGTTATGTGCATGGCCGGTGGGTTATTCTGTCCATCAACGAGACGCAAAAGACATTTGAGCGTGGCGGCGCACCGCTGCAAATCGAATTTTCAATCCGTCTGCGTAAGTATGATGAGGGATATTGATGCAGTACCAGACGAAAGAGGGCGATGCCCTGGACCGCATTTGCTGGCAATATTATGGCAACAGGGCGGACATGGCCACGGCCGTTGCCCTGGTGCTTGAAGCGAATCCCGGCATTGCCAAGCATGGCCCTTTACTGCCCGCAGGCGTGGTGATGTCCCTTCCCGACCTGCCAACCCCCGTTGAAGAACGGGGCATAAGCCTGTGGGACTAGCGCATGGCCGATACCTTCCGCCCCTCTTACCGTATTGAAGCCAATGGCAACGACATAACCGCAGCTATCCGGCAGCGGTTTATTTCTATGACCCTGACGGATGAAGCGGGTATCGCATCCGATTGCATGACCCTGGAACTGGACGACAGCGGCACGGGCATCAATCTGCCTGCAACCGGCGCGGAATTGCGCGTATGGTTGGGCTATGAAGGGGCCGCCCGTTTTATGGGCCTGTATGTGGTGGATGAGATTGAACTGAAAGGGCCGCCGGATCGTATGACCATTACGGCCAAGGCCGCCCCGATGAAGGATAGCAAGGCGTACACCGCATTGCATACGCAGCATAACCGCTCATGGACCCCCCGCACCCTTGGCGACCTTGCCGCATCCATTGCCGCAGAGCATGGCCTTACTCCTGCCGTAAGCCCCGCGCTGGCAAGCCATAAGTTGCCCCACCTGGACCAGGCGGACGAAAGCAACATGAACCTGCTTACCCGCGTGGCAAAGAGCGTTGGTGGCATCGCCAAGGCCAACGACGGCAAGTTGATCATTGTACCCCAGGGCGAGGGAAAGACCGTAAGCGGTAAGAGCATGCCCACGGTATCCATCGCCAGGACAAGCGGCACAAGTCATTCTGTTAAACTGATAGGCCGACAGGACTATAAGCGGGTTGTTACCGTGTGGCGCGATACCAACGCCGCCCAGGATAAGGAAGCCACGGCCGGAGAAGGGGAGCCGGTTCGCCGTATCCGGCATGTATACCCTGACCAGGCCGCCGCAGAAAAGGCCGCCCAAACCTCTTTGGAAGCCTACCGCCGTGGAAAGTCCACCCTTTCCGTAAGCCTTCCCGGAAGGCCGGAACTAGCCGCAGAGGGCCGCCTAATCCTTTCCGGCTTCCGTTCCGGCGTGAATGGCGAATGGAGCATTACCCGAGTAACGCACAAGTTGAGCGCTGGCGGGTATGTTACGGATGTTGAGGGAGAGGTGTGTTGATATGAAATTTTAGAACTAATTTTTAAAGTGTTCTTTTTTGTATTTCTTGATCTGTATTTTATATGTATTTATCCAGAGGTTCTGCAATTGTCTGATCGTTTTTATAAAATCTTTTAAATCTTTTTCATCGTCTTTTAGTCCGTTGTATTTACTAGGTGTCAATTCTAGTGTGTATAATTGCCACTTAAGAATATTTATTGTAGAATTGAATGATTCAATGGATTCATGTAGGTTCGATGGTTTATTTGGTGTGATTTTGATTTTATCATTTTCATCTATGGTTTTTAATTCTTGTCCGTTTTGTATAAATATTCTTCCAATTCCATCAAATTCATTGAGATATGTATTGTTAGATATGAGTTTGTAATAGCTGTCACAATCAATTGATGATAGCTTGTGGGAGAATACTGGTTGATATATTATTGTGGAGTTGATTGTTGGTATGAGATTATTGCGTATTAAAGGCTTCTTTATTTTATTGGTTCCTGGTGAAGCCGTGCCAGCATATTGGTCTTTGTTCACAACAGAATCTAAGTTCATGTGCGGATAGCCGAGTCTGCCAGAAAATAATGATACATAAGAAATATTTAAAAGTATTATGTCGTTTATAATGAGGCCAAAGGCGCTTGGTGTCATTTGAAAAACTGGTTCTGACATTCCAAGTATTGAGAGTCTTTTTCTTGTAGAATTAACTTTTTTGATAATTAGCATCCTGTCATAAACATCAGTCCTTGTTGAAATGTGAAATTTCGGCTTTATTCCAATAGAATTTTTTTCGAGATAATTTGATCCAAGCCAAAGTCCAGTTCGCACTTTGTCAAACCATGTTAAAAGATCAGATATTTCGTAGCACGAAATTTTTTCTTCAGAGAGAATCTTTATAATAATTGGTTTTATCCTGTTTTCAGTTTCTCCAAATTTGTTATTACATTCTGAGCATGCTGGAAATGTTAATTTGTCGAATGGAAATATACGTGGTTTTATATCGTTCTTATTGCTGGCATCTAGTCCCCAGAATCCATCTCTTTTGGTGTCTCCTGTGAGTGCGATTAGCCATTTCGGGATAACGTGTTCTTTGGTTTTGGATTGAGGTTTTTCTCCGCAAAAAATGCACACTTTGGGGGCGCTCAAGGGGGTATCTCCGTTTGTTCTGAACTCGTGTCGGTGGGGTGTATATATGATCGTCTATGCTAGTTCGGGCTTAGGGGCAAGCTAGTTTTGTGCTGGTCTTCTTCTTGACTTCCCTACCAAATTATGTCCTCTTACCCCTACGGAGCGTCGAAACTCCCTACGGCGGACGCCGCCACTACCGATAATTGCGGTTTTTTTATGCCCTTTTTCCAGAGTCAAGATTGTTTCTGGAAAATCTTAGGGTTATCCTATGCGCATATTTGCCGGGAGTGGGGAAATGTCCAAGGCTTCGGCCTAAAATACCCAGCCTCTCCGTAGGAGGTTCGAACTCCCGGCATCTTTCATTTGAAGGGTGCCCATTCGAAAACCTACGGAGGACATCATGTCCGCAATCTCACCAGCAGTTGACCTTGTCGAGGGTCGGCCTGTCGTTTCCAGTTTGCAAGTTGCCGAGCATTTCGGAAAGTTCCACAAGAACGTGGTGCGGAAGATTGAGTCTCTTGATCTTCCCGATGATTTTCGTCGGCTCAATTTTGAGCCTACGTCGCGAAGTGTTCCGGGGCCGAATGGGACAAGCCGCAAAGAGGTTATGTACAACCTAACCCGCGACGGCTTCACCATCCTTGCAATGGGCTTCACTGGCAAAAAGGCCATGCAGTGGAAAATCCGCTTTATCGAAGCCTTCAACGCGATGGAGCAGGCGCTTGCCGAAAGTGGCCACGGCCAGAAAGCGCTTCCCGTTGCGGCGGACCCCTTCACCCCCACCATCTTCGAAGCCTGCCTGCTTCGCCTGATCATTGATTGGCTGGCCCTGTTCAATGACAATATGGAGCACTTCGCGGGCAAGCGGTATCTTTCCCCAAAGCATAAGCTCGAGCTCTCTGAAATGCTCAAGGGGCGGCGCCAGTTCACCTTGGCGAACTTCGCCGCGCTGGCCGATCTGGTGGGCATGGAAACAGACACCGTAATCAAGCAGGCCATCAAGGAAGCGCATGTGCTTTCCATCATGGAGCCGAACGTTGATGTTCACGCCATGCTTGCGGATGCCTGGAGCCAGTTCAACCAACGAACAAAACGCCCTCGCTTAAGCGGCGGCCACTAGATGAAATGAAGAAGCCCCCGGCGTAAGTCGGGGGCTTTTGGGTTGGAAGCTATCTTAATTGTATTTTCTGAGTGTCGCCATCTGTTCTTTCTCGTTTGTAAATTCGAATGTGGTCATATTTTTTTATGGCAATGTCTGACAATTTATTGATCCAATCAGTTTTGGAATTTACTCCAAATGTGATAGACATAATATCTTTGGGATTAAATTCGTTAATGTGGGAAAGTGAGTTTTCTTGCTCGTTGTTAAAATATATTAGTCTCCATTCTTTTTCGTGAGTCCAACATGTGTTCTTTGTGTAGAATATAGCATCAATAGATTTTTGACCTATATCTTCAGGTATTCCGTATATTAGTATTTTTAATGCGTCTCCGATAGGTGGATTTGTATCATGGTAACTTACTTTCTTTGCCAAATTAAAGTGTGACCGTGAATCGCTGTCAGAATTAAACTCTATGCAACATCCAGTACTATTTAAGGCATAGTGTGACCACATCATATCGTTATTGTCATCTTCTGTCAGGCAAAGAATTCTTAGTTCCCTGATGCTGAATGAGTTCGCTATTTGTAATTTTATATCTTCTATTAGTTCTTTTGTTAAATCAATATTGCTGAATCTGTTCTTAAGTTGTTGTGCATTCATGCCATTGTTTAGGGCGTGTTTGGCTGTTTCTGCAAATTCTGCAAAAGTTGATGAAAATTTTTCAATATTATTTTTTTTGCTATTAAAAGCATTTTTTAGAATAATATCAATAAATAGTGGTATTGATTCATCAATTGTTGGCGATAGGATTGGGATTTTTTTTAGCTCTACAGGGTCGTTGAACTCTAAAGGGCTAGACCACAAGAGTGATGTGTTTGTAAGTATCAGTTCCGCAGATTCTGGGGGTGTGTATTTATATAATCTAGAAGGTGTTGGCATGCTCTAATCCTTAACGCTTTTAATTCCTTTTGGCCTCCGTGAGGAGTCTGTCTAGTAAGTCTGCCCATTCCTGCATCAGCTTTCTTCTCTCTTCCAAATACTGCGCCCGATGATAAGCCGCCCGAACCTTGTTGGTCTCAACGTGGGCAAGCTGCCTTTCAATCACGTCCGGGTCGTACCCCTCTTCATTTAATATAGTAGACGCCATTGCTCGAAACCCGTGGGCGGTCATTTCGTCTTTCCCGTATCCCATTCTTCGAATGGCGGCGTTCGCCGTGTTGTTTGACATGGGGTAGGCGGCGGATCGGATGGATGGGAAGATGAAACGGCCATGCCCGGAGATGGGTTGCGCGGCTTTCAGCACTTCAAGTGCCTGGCGTGAGAGCGGCACCAAGTGTTCGCGTTTTCCCTTCATGCGTTCGGCCGGAATGGTCCATAACGCTGCATCCATATCAATCTCTGCCCACTCCGCACCGCGAATTTCGCCAGGGCGGCAGAAGGTGTAGGCGTGCAGTAGCAACATCAGGCGCGTAAGGGTGAAGCCTTCAAAGCCATGTATTGCCCGCATCAACTGGCCTGCACCTGCTCGTGTGGTAATCGCGGCAAACTGGCTTCGCACAACCGGGGCCAGTGCGCCGCGTAAGTCTCGGGTCGGGTCGCTTGAGATAATGCACGATGCCACGGCATAGCGGAAAATCATGCTACAGATGCTCATGGTCTTATGTGCCGATTCGCGCACGCCTCGCGCTTCCATGAGCTTTATGGTGTCCAGCACTTCGATAGGCTGTATCTCAGATACGGGGCGCTGCCCTATGAAGGGGAAGACATTTCCCTCAAGGCGTTGCACGACGGTGCGGTAATGGGACTGCGCCCAACCGTCTTTTTGCAGGTCCATCCATTCGCGCGCGATCTGTTCAAAGGTCTGCGCTTCTGGCTGTGCGGTGATCCGCCGCCCGCTGTTCTTTTCGGTGGAAGGGTCCAGGCCCTTGTCGAGCAGGGCAGAGGCGTTTGCCCTGGCTGTTCTTGCATCCTTAAGAGATATATCGGGGTACACGCCAATAGCGAGAAGCTTTTCTTTTCCCTGAAAGCGGTATTTGTATCGCCAGTACCGGCTTCCGTTCGGGCGCACTTCAAGGTAAAGGCCGCCGCCGTCAAAGTAGCGTTTGGCGGTGTCCTGGGGCTTGATTTTCTTGATTTGCGTGTCGGTAAGCTTCATGGGGGTACATCCTCGCGGGGGTATCAAAATGTACCCCCTTTGTACCCCCACTTTGCTTGTGCTGTAAAGCGATGGGGTGAGACACAAAGAGATGGGAAAGCCCCAAAAGGAAAGGGTTTCACGGTCTGGTGAGACGGCGTGAAACCCTATAAATTCCTTGAATGGTGGAGGGAACGCCGACCTACCGCAAAACAGTCTCAAAGCCCGCGCTCCTCGTAACGCCTTGATAATATGCGCCGAAGTCATCTCACACAACCATTTTCCGCCAACCAGACCAGAGAAACGA